CTCGTATTGCTCGGTCACCTGCTTCAATTGCTTGTTGATTAATCCACTCAGTACTTAACCCTTCCTTGGATTGGAGTTCGGCAACCTTTTGATCATAAGCAAACTTCCATACTGGGATAGATAATGCAAAGTCTGTTTCTGTGAGCAACCGGAATCCCATGTTATTAATTTCGTCACGGATTTCAGCGCCTTTTTCAAACTTGTACCCGCCGATATTCTTGTCATTAATGCGGAGCCCCTTTCCTTGGATAGTTAATCCTTTCTTGAGGTCTTTATCCAAAGTTTGAATACGTTCACGCATGAATATTGATTGCTCTAACACAAAATCACGAGTATTATTATAGGTTTCTGTGCCGTGGCCATAGAACCCTACCCCTGCATGATTAATAGCTTGAAGTACATTACCGGCACCAATACGATATACGGCAACAGGAATATTTAAAGTATTTTGAATAGCAACTGATACACGGCCAGCCATAATGGCCATTGATGTATTCCGTTTTAGTGTCGTTACAATCTTACCAAATGCATCAAGCTTAGCCGCTTCATCCTTCCAATTATCACGAACCCAAGTCCGTAAGAATTGATAGGAATTCATTCCAAATTTCTCAACAATATAGTTTTGAAACTCTCTATTGGCTAATAACCGATTCACATCCGTCACAGCTTTACGCATAGTTATATGATTGATTGATTCGGTAATAGCATTCGGAATAACGTCAAAATCAAGCAATAAAGATTTATCCTTAACTACATCTAAACGGCTTTTAGTAGCGCTCATGCCAGTTCCCAATATAGCATTACTGCTAACCATAGTTTTTGCGATATCTTCTACTTCCTTATCAGATATGCTCGCATTGACTTCCGGATTATATACAATTGGGTAATACTGCCCAACGATAGTTCTACCACCAATGGTAAATGTGATACCTTCTTCCTTCTTCAATGGATTACCATAAAGTTCCTCTTGGACTTTGCTACGTTCAGTAAAGAAGGAGTTAATGTGGTCCCATGTTCGAATAATGAATTCCCAATCTTTATCAGTAAGGATTTCTTGAAAGGCTTTTTCCATTTCAACTTCAGTTACCTTGGCCGTTTCCATTGCCCGTTGTCGGTTACGTTCTGTCCCCCAGTTCAATGCTAATGCAATGACCTGTTCTTTGGTTAGATTCCGCAATTCCCCAACATCGTACATATGCTTATTTCTGATGTTGAATAATTCACGTTTGCCATATACAGAGGATACATCTTTAGCTAATCGCCGCATGGATATTTCCTTGCGTTCATTAAATTCTTGCGTTGCTCGACTAATTGGATCATAAATGTATTTCACCGCATTAGGCCCTAATCGGCGTAAGAATGTTTCAACTTTGAGTAATGATAGATTGCCTTTATTAATCATACCTGCAACGGCTTCCAAACCAGTTTGATTGTTTTGTATGTTAAATACATTCCCATTAACTTTACCAAAGGTATCGATTGCTTCCGTTAATATGCCATCTACTGCATCATCAAATGTAATCGATTCACCTTTATCATTAAGGATAGTCGAGCCTTCATAAGCATTGCGGCCGTTCTTATACATGCCTGTCATTAATTCTTCGAGTGTATTCAACTGACTCACTGTAAGGTTTTTAAATGACATAGGTGTTTTGCTGTAGAATAGCTGCACAATCCATGGGTCAAGGAATGTAATGCTTTGGTCACCTAGAATATCCGCATCAGGATCTAATGCATTAATAACGGCATTCATATTAAAACCGTCTACTGGTTCAAGTCCGTCATACTTAGTTAACCCCATTTGATATGCCATGTGAGCATAAAAATATCTCATATTAGGCTCAATAGTGATAGGATTTTTAGGACGTGTCATTCTGTTGAGATTATCAAGCAGCTTGGTTCGCAACTTCTTAATACGGAGTGCATTGTCAAACGCAACACGAGCCCTCGCTTGATTCAAAAGTTGTAACTGTTTAGCTTGTAGTGTCTCTTCCAGTTTATTGACTGCCAATGCCCTATCAGCACGCTTACCTTCACGAATAGCTTGGTTTTGATACTTCTTATATTGGCTAGCTTGGGATAAGGTCAAATCGCCTAATTCCTGTCTAGCACGATTCATATAATCACTTATCAAACCTAGGCCACTATCACGAATAGCACGTACATTATTAATGCGTTCTTGCAGTAAATCTTTTAACTGTTCTATACGTTCTTGTGAACTTAATGACTGATTATCTAATCTTATTAGCATACGCTCTTCTAATCGCTCTTTTTGTTCGATTATCCTATCAAGTCGATTCGTAACAATTGTCAGACGTTTACTTAACTCATTCTTCTCATCTTTAAGTTCAGCTTTATTTTTACTTGCTTGTTCCTGTAATTCTTTTTGTTGTTCTTTTAGTCGCTCAATTTCATCATTAGCTTTATCCAACTCTTTAGAAACAGATCCAAGCTCTTTATCAACCTTTACTTTTTCTTTACGAAGTTTTTGCTCTTTTGTTAACTCTTTTTCGATTATTTCTAACTCAGATTCAATTGTTTCTGAATTAGCGTCAAGTCGATTTAACTTATCGAGTAATTCCCAGTTTTTCGCAAGGTCCCGATTGGTTTGTGATTTAATAATCTTGGCTTCCTCTTCAGTCAATTTCATTTGGCCGTCTGAAGATAATAGCCATTCCTCAGCGATTTCAATATTAGATTTACCAATATGGTTATCCTCTATGAATGTTTGCTCTGCAGATTCCATAGCTTGATTAACAGCTTCATTAAATGTAAATCCTGTTTGCTCACGTTCAGCAGCTTCTAATTCTTTAAGTGTGCCGTATCGAGTATTGGCTAATGCATTTTTACCGAACGCATTATAACGTTGATGGTCTTTATAGATTGGGTATTGCTCCATTAAACGCTTTTCAATATCAGCTTGAACGGAATCTTTTTCATCATTCCATTCTTTGATTGGGCGGCTTTCTAATTCTTTCATATAACGATTCATGACACGTTCTTTTGCCATTTCCCCGACGTCGGCAATATAGCCTTGAACCTTTGCTTGTTCAGCTTCATCGAGCTGTTTAAATAACTTGCTAGATTCAAATTGTTCAAGTGCTTGTTCTTTTGTGTAAGCATCAATATCTTCTTGGGTAGCGATCATACGTGCCATGATATCTTGGATTTCCTTTAGTGGTAATCCACCTAGTCGTGTCACCGCACGATAAATACGAGTTAGCCATTTAGAGAACATTCGGAATACACGTTGCAATCCTTTAGTAGGTGCTTTACCTTCACGTAAATAGGCTTCCCATCCACGAGCAAACTTTTCATGTGCTTTAGTATTATCAGCGCCTTCTGTATCATCCCATTCAGACCACTCTTTCAACTTGTTCCAATCCGTTACAAGTTGCTCTGGAGCGTTTTCCATTTCAGCTAGGTTCTTAATATCATCAAAAAATACGTGTCCCATTTCATGTAGGAATGTTGACCGGTCAGCCGTTTTGAAGATTTGAATAAGGCGGTCAGTAGGACTATTAATTTGCGTCATACCGTTGATGGATTGATTGTACTTTTCAATTACTTTGATTGCCTTATCATCGAATACTACATAGCATCGTCCATCTTGCGCTCCAATATAAGTAATGCCTTTAATTCCATACTCATTAAGATGTTCTGATGCTTGTTTTGCACCACCTAACGCTTTAGATAATGCCATATAAAAATCTCTACCATTTATGCCACCATCATTCAATAGTGTAGAAAAATCATTTTTATACTTACCCCAATAAACTTCCCTATACTTTTTGCCAGCCATACCAGTTTCTTTAAAAGCATTAAACCACATAGTATCAAGTTGATTTTTTATATCTTTTATACTATCGGGGTTTTCTTTTAATGCCTTTAAATCGATATTGTATTTTTCGGACAATCTATTTAGGTTTCTTTGTGTAATCGTATTAAGATCTTCTTTAAGAAATTTATCAAGGTATTCATCTTTGAGTAAACGATATTCATTATCTAGTTGATCAAACTTACTTCCTAACTCATCAATTTCTTTTTTTGCATAATGGTTAAATAAAGGACTATTTGTATATTCATTGATAAATACTTCTTTTTCTTGTTCTGGTAATGCATTAATTGCTGCATTTAGATTTTGTTTTGTTTCTTTACTTAAAATATTTAATGACTGTTGTTCATCAATCATCGTTTTAGTATCTGGCACATCAACTTTAAATAATGTGCCTTTATCAACGTCATGAATTAAAGATAATTCACGTCTATACAAATCAGATACTTTCTTATCTTTAGCAAAATATAAGCCCCAACCATGTACTTGATTGCCCTCACCACTACCGATAGCACCTAAATCAAACTCATCAAAATCATGTGGTGAACCATGCCATGCAGCTTGATAGTATTGATAATTATGTTGTTTTCGGAGCTTGTCTAAATCTTTTTCGTTTGGTATACTTACATTAAAGAAGTCACTAATGTGGTATTTCGCTTGGGGCAATGAGAGCCCCTCTGCCAGATACCAATTAGTGACTTTTTGTTCGTTTATATATAACGGCGTACCAAACTCAGGATTTTCCAAGTAATCTTGATACCATTTATTCTCTACCGTATCTTTTGTATACACACTATTAACCAAGCTATACACAATCGTGTTATTACGCTTGGTTTTATTTAATTGCATTGGAATTACAACATTTAAGCCGTTATCTGCTTTCATTTCCGCCATAACCACAATACTATCTTTTACCGTACTTGATTTAAAAATGGCAACAGGGTCAACTAATGCAAAAGGAAGTTGTTCCAATTCGTTTAGCGTAATTTCCGGGTGCTTTTCTTGTATATCCGCAATTTTAGATTGTTTAATTACAACGTCGTAGTCAAGACCTCCAATCATTTGTAATACTAATGGTGTGTCCATTATCTTAACAAATGCATTGGATTTAGGATTATATTCTTTTAATGTGTGAACCCATTCCGCTTGGTCTTTTGCCAATTTGACATCGCTTTGTTTAACTTGATTTAATCCTTTTTGCCCTTTTAGTTCGCCTTTCATATCAATACGAACAGTATTAAAATAATCCATAGCCGTATAGTTACCACGTCCTGCACGTCGCATGATTTCTGCCATAACATCAGCATGTTGGGCCATAAGTAATGCATTAGCTTCCGCCGTATCACGTTGTTTACGGTCTACAGTTTCATCACTCATTATGGATTTAAGTGATTGATATACTTCATAACCAGATTTAGATAGTTGCATACGTAAAGCGATATCATTATCTGCAAGTTCAAATAGCTTATCTCGCATAAATTCTAGCGATTCAATCTGTTTAAGCATATGCTCCATATCAGCATAATGGGCACCTGCCTGATTAAGTGCTTCCGGATTATCAGCTAATGCGCTTTGCGTACGAGCAAGGCTAGATTGATACGCCATTCGTCTACGTTCTGAATTAGAACGTGGTGGCTTGTTTTCGCCTAACCATGTAGGATTTACACCGCTAGTGCGTGCCGCCTCTAAATCTGTATCCATAGCATCGAAATCGCTTGTATATTGTTCCCTGTATTGCTCGGTTAATTCCTTATACACATTGTTAAATGTTTGTTTAATATGTGTCGGATCCGCAAGAACTACATCAAGTATTTCCTTATCTACGTCGGATGTTTCATCAAAACAGGAACGAATAATATCATTCTTAACACGCTCTGCACGTTTTTCAGTATCATCATTAACAAGGTCTTTCATAGCATGGACTTCTTCTTTAGCACGTTCAAGAGTTTTCATAGAAAGGCCACCACGTGTAAAGTAAGAGGATTCTTCTAATGCCTTAACCGTTTCTTCAGATAATCCACCACTTAATTGTGCATATGAGCCAATTGGAATTTCAATTGGAGCATCAGCCGTAATTGCTTTGGATACTTCCTCTTGTGTAGTAAGTCCTGCATCTACCATATTACGGATAGCCACTTGACCTTCTGCAGTTTCAGCCATTTCATTAACATTAACATAGGCAGTAGACACACCTATATTATCGCCCTGAGCTTGTACGATTTTCCCATACAACTCAGGGTTTTCTTTTGCCAAATTGTTAGCCGCAGCATCGTTTTTAAGGTTC